CTGGCAACAAAATAATCCAAAATATGATTTTATGTACAAAAATATGACCATAGATGTGAAGTTCAGTTCTTATCTCAAAAGCCGTAAAAATGAAAATTCAAATGCAAGGTATTGGGCTGCAAGATGTAACGGAAGTGCAAATTTATATGTGATATTTCTAGAAAACGAAAAAAATACAGATGAAGATAAAAAACTAGAAAATCCTTATATATTATTAATCCCTAACGGATTTTTAAATACTCGTCAGAAAAAACATTTTACAAAAGGCTCGGTATTCTTCACGGATTTTCGAGTAAAAAAAGATGAACTAAATACAATGTTAGACGAGTATGCTGGAGCTTTGGGGGAGATATTATGACAATAAGAGAACAGCTTGAAGCTGAAATGGATAAACAGGAAATTGAAGAAATGGAGGAAAACGATGAAAATAAAAATATTTTATTCAAATAAAGACATAGAAAGTTATGAGAACGAAATAAACGAATTTATAAAAAATAAGAAAGTAATCGATATAAGGCACTCAATCTCTTCTTACGGTATGGCTAACAATTATGCCTCGTCAAAAGGAATGGATATGAGCACATTGATAATGTACGAAGAAGTGGAGGTATAGATATTTTAACAACAAAAAATTTAATAAAATGGATAATTCTAATCGTATCAACTGCTCTAATGCAGATTGAAGTAATTAGAGTTAAAGGGCATTGGATAGCAGGAGGCAATGTGATGTTTCCCTTTTTAATGGCTATGCTGCTATGGTATCTGCCTGATAGATTTAAAGATTTTAAAGGAGGATTTAAAAATGTGGATAAAAATTAAAGATATTTTATTTAATTTGTCAAATTTTCATACTATAGGAAAAAAGAAATTTGAAATAAAATTTTCATATTCTCAAGAAGTCTTTATTCTTCGTTTTGATACACAGGATGAATGTGATAGAGAATTTGAAAGAATTGAAAAAATATTGCTGGAGGGAAAATAATGTTTACAGATGATTATATAAAACAACAGAATGCAAGCCTTAACTTTTTTAAAAATGTTGCTAAGAACTTGCAGGACCTCAACAAAGAATTAAAAGAGGATAACGACAAATACGATGAACAGCAAATGGACGAGATGTATAAGTATTATGAAAATGGAGGTATGATAAATGAACATTAAAGATTTGAAAACTTTTGAAGATAGATACAATTATGATGTAAAAAAATTAGGAATGGTTGAAAAAAAAGGAAAATTTGATTATTTAAGCTGGGCTTATGCCCAGAAATTAGCAAAAATTTTTGATGAAAAATGTACATGGAGAATAATAAAAAATGATAACGGAAGTTTTATTCATAATGGATTTTTGCTATTAGAGATGACTTTTTTAGGACAGACAGAGCAACATTTTTTCCCGATAATAGACCATTACAATAAACCTATACAAAATCCTAATCCTTACCAAATAAACACTTCTCAAATGAGAGGATTTGCGAAACTTTTTGCGATGGTATCAGGGTTTGGTCTATCATTGTATGTCGGAGAGGATCTAGCTTATTTGGATGAAGAAAAAAATAATAAGAAACAACAGCAGGATAAAGCTAAAAAAGATTTAACAGAAGAAGAAAAGCAAGAAAAAAAAGAGAAATGTATAAAATGGATAGTGGATAATATTTCAAAAGTAGAAGAAAGCAAACAAGCTGAAGTATTAGATAACTTAGATTTGCTTGATTTAGACAGTTTAGAACTAAAAGAATTAAAAATTATATACAAAAATATAAGCAAAGAACTGGAGAAAGGAGCGTAAAATATGAACACACAAGATAAAGAAAAACTTGATGAAATATTCAGATTAAGAAAAGAAAAAGAGAAGAAGTCAAGATTTAAAAATTCTGAAATAAAACCGAATCACATCCAAATATATTTTGGAGAAAAGAAAGAAAATAGCTACGATGTTGAAGAATTAACATTTGAAAACGAAAACGATGTTTTTCTTATATTAGAAACAGTAAATGCTATTTTACTGAAAGATGAAAAGGAATTGAATGAGATTAAAGAAAAAATAAGAAAAATAAAGATTGAATTTGAATAAGGGTACTTTTTGCAACAAAAATTAGGAGAATTAAAATGGAAAAGAAACGTTGGAGAGCAGAACGAGGAGAAGAATATTACTATATCAACTTTCAACTCAAAATACTATTCGATGAAGAAGATTTTGCAGAGATAGATAAAGAAAGGTATGATGTTGGAAACTATTTTGAAACAAAACGGGAAGCACAAGAATATGCAGAATATATTAAAAAATGTAGCCTTGAATGGCACGAGAAGAGGGATAATGAAAAATAAGGAAGAAATATTAAAACTATTATATAAAATCAAAGCAGAACAGGATAAAAGGAGAGCATAGATGAAAGCCATTATATATGCTAGAGTTAGCACAGAAATGCAGGAAGAGGGGCGTTCACTTGAGTTCCAGATAAAAAAATGTGAAGACTTTTGTAAAATGAGCGGTTATAAGTTAAAAGAAGTTATACAAGATGTGGAAAGCGGAGGCAATGATAACCGTGAGGGCTTTCTTAAATTACAACAGGAAATCAAAAAGAAATCATTTGATGTACTTGTGGTTTACGAGAGTTCCCGTATCTCCCGTATAACTTTAACAATGCTGAATTTCGTTTTAGAGCTGCAAAAAAGCGATATAAAGTTTGTATCTATTTCACAGGCGGAAATAAATACAACAACTGCTACTGGTATGTTATTCTTTCAAATATTTGCTGTACTAGCGGATTACGAAAGAAAACAAATATCAATGAGGGTAAAATCAAATAAATGGGCTAGAGCTAAAGCTGGAATATGGCAAGGTGGAAATATTCCAATTGGCTATAAAAAAGACGAACACAATAATATTGTAATAGATCCTGAAACTTCTGAAGATGTAATAAGTATTTTCAATACATACTTAAATACTAAAAGTTTGTCCGAAACTGCAAATATATTTAATAGAAATATATCATCTATTAAATGGATTCTACAAAATGAGTTTTATATCGGCAATCTTATGTATGGTAGAAAAGAAAACAATATTAATACTGGAGAAATTAAGATAAACAAAGAAATAACAATATTTAAGGGAAATCACCAAGCATTAATAAGCGAAGATCTATTCAGAGAAGCACAACGGCAAATGTTATTTAAGCAACGTGTAATACGTAAAGAAGGCAAATTTTTATTCACAGGCATATTAGAGTGTACCTGTGGTGGGAAAATGTTTAAAAACGGCGTTAATTACAGATGTGATAAATGCAAAAAAGCAATTTCGATGAATAAGGCTGAAAAATTTATAATACATAAATTATTAAATTTAAAAGAATTAGAGTTTTTAAACGAAAAGCCTAACTTAGAAAAGTATAAAAAAGATAGAGAAAATATAGACAAGCAAATTAAAAAAATAGATAGAGAAAGAACTAAATATTTAGAATTATTTACTAAAGAATTGATAAATGAATTTGAATTAAATGATAAACTTGAGGAACTGAAAAATAGAAAACGAGTATTTGAAGATTCCTTGAATGATATTGATAGAATAATAAAAGATAAAACAATAAGCGAAGAAAAATTGGACAATATAAAAATCTTAAAAGAAGTGTTAGAAAATATGGATGAAACAGATAGATATAATTTATTCTTGATGTTCAGAATGCTAATAAAAAGGGTGAAAATAAAAAAATATCAACCTTTAGAAGTGCTGATATTACTGAATTAATCCACCATTTTGTGTGGGCTTTTATGGTGCGAAAGGTGGGACTCGAACCCACATGTCGAAGACGCTAGATCCTAAGTCTAGTGCGTATACCA